TCTGGCCACGGTGAAACCCTCACCGTCCGAAGAGTCGCACTATAGCCGCGGTGCGATGCGGGTTCTTGTATATACAAACTGAGAGACGAGCGAGCACACGGCCGTTTAGCTTCGGTTTTGTAGTGGCGCGGAAGTCAAGTACGCGCTAACGCTGACCTTCCGTCAACGCAATCGGTTCTGTTGCAAGCGCTTCGGCTTGGGCGGGATTTGTGGAGCGAGGCCATAAGAGACCTTGAAATTGTTGCGTCTCCGGGCCTCATGATAATCAGGCTCCTGCAACTTCATCTTGCGCGCAACGCCGTCGGCAATTTCTGCATCAGCCGCCTGAGCGGCCTGCTTACGCGTCTTCTTCTTTGCCTGGGCGGCCCGGTTGTTTTGTAGTGCCAGTTCCGTGGCGCCAGCTGCGCCGGAAACAATGGCAGAAATGGGAATGCTGGCGCCGCCAGTAAACGGCGATAAGGCAATCCCGACAACCGGAGCAATGTCCTTGACGAGATTCATGATGACGTTCCAGAACTCAGCCTTCGGATTGTCCTTAACCATACAATACGGTTTAAGGCGCTGCACAACAGCGGAGTAAATCTCCAGAGCCTTAGGGTCGTAGCACGGAGAGGGATGGGCCAACGTCATCGTCGTGTCACTGGGGTAAGGGAACTGCTCAATAAGTATACGGCAATTGAGCGTGATCTGTGACGGGTAAGTGGAACCATAGGGGGCCAGGCCCGTAAAATACGCGCCATTCGTGTCGTAGGGAGTAGACTGGTAATACGTGTCACTCCCTCCAGTCGGGATGCCACTCGTGTAGGTGACCTCCGGGTAATATCCGACGCCGGTGCCATTTTGCTGCCCCCCGGTTGCGCCGGCGAGGCTGCGCCAGCGGAAATGTCTACCACCCAGCGTCAACTGCTTTGGGGGGTTTGAAACCTCGCACATTGTGCCGATGACGTATGCGCCCTCGGACGCGTCCCAGGTAGATGACCCCGGGATGGACTGCGCCTCACCGACCGTTGCCGGAGGCGACGCTGAGACACAAATGTCTTGACGGCCATTCACAGTGGCCGAGGTATAGCACCACATGTTCTCGACGCTGTTGGATTGTGGTGCCGCGTAACAGACAACCTGCCCCTGTATGCCGATCTTGGGGGAGGTATTCACAGCCTCAAAGCCCATTCCCACGATACGGGTATTACCCGTTAGGAAGGACTGAATGGAGACACCGCCGGACGCGGCCGGTACCGTGATGCCCGCGGTGCCATTGGTCGAGTTGTTCCAAGTCGGATTGCCG